GAACTATGGAAAATGGTTATCCAACAACAACTATTTTACCATTCTCTGATGTAACCCTCGAACCTGATAGTGTTCAGTTATCAGAATCTGCTGCTGTTGCAACCAAGTTTACATTTGATGCTCCAGTATTCATTCCTCAGTCAGTTGAGCATTGCTTTGTTCTCCTATCAGACTCCAACTCTTATCAGATCTGGATTTCTAGAATGGGTGAGCAAGATATTACTGGCGACAGAACGATTTCTGAGCAACCTTATGCTGGTGTTCTATTCAAATCACAGAACGCATCTACATGGACTGCTGACCAGTATGAAGATCTTAAGTTTGTTGTTAACAGAGCAGACTTCACCAATACATTGAATACTAGATTGGTTGTTAATAACTCAGCATTATCAAGAGGTAATGGTGGTGAGTTGAATCTTCGTAGAGATGCTATTCAGACATTCACTCCAGAATTGGTTCTGACATTAAACTCGACTACATTACCTTATACTGTTGGATCTCGTATCTACCAGAAAACGACTTTGGCAGAAGGCACTATTTCGGCAGTACAAACTACTGTTGCTGGAGTTCTACTGACAATTAACGATATTAGTGGTACTTGGGCAGCAGGTTCTAATACTGGTGGAGTTATTACTAACCGTGTAGTTTCATCTAAGACACTAGCAACTATGGTTGTTAGTACTCCTACAGGAGACTTTACTCCTGGTGAAACTATTACTGGTAATAGTGCTGATGCACCAACTGCAGAAGTTCTAACCTGGAATTCAGGAACCAATACATTGACACTTCGTTATGTATCTACTGACTTTACTGCCTCTACAGAGACTATTACTGGTGGAACATCTGCTATTACAGCAACAGTTAGTAGCGTCACTTATAGTGGAGACGCTATTGAATCTTCTGCAGTCAGCGATTCGTTCGTCAGTGCTACACCTACTTACAGTACTGGACAGAGAAAAGTTCGTGTTTATCACAGTAATCACTGTATGCACAGCACTTCCAATAATGTAATTATTAGTGGTGCAATCTCTGAGGTTAGCGATACTTCGTTAACTGCATCACTTTCTGCATCTGATGTTAGTATTTCAGTATCAGATGCTACAGCATTCCATAAAATTATTAATGGTCTTGCAATTTCTGTAAGTAATGTTGGATTTATTAAGATTGGTAATGAGGTTATTTCCTACAGTGCAATCAGTGGTGATAACAAAACCATTACTGTATACGAAAGAGGTGTTGATGGTACGACTGCTGTATCTCATGCAGATGAATCAGTTGTTGAGTGCTATAACTTAGATGGTATTCCACTACCTCAGATCAATAGGACTCATACAGGAATCTTGAATCCCACTCTCGATTACTATGAATTGAGCACCTCTTCTATTGCAAGACTAGGTATTATTGGTGGTGGTACTAATATTACTGCTACACAAAACGTTCAGTATAATGTTCTCGTTCCTCAGATTGAGAGAATGCTACTACCTAAGACTGATATTACTGCTAGAATCAATACGATCAGTGGTACATCAATCAATGATGGAACATCATTAGCGCAAGCATCATTCGCCAACGATGGAGTATTCCGTGATGTTATCCTAGGAACAGATAACTATCTCGAAAAACCTGCATTGATTTGTTCTACAGTCAATGAATCTGCAGAACTAAGTGGCGCTAAGTCATTCAGACTAGACCTAACGATGATTAGTGATAAAACTAACATCAGTCCTGTCATTGATACTGATAGATTATCTGCCACATTGGTATCCAATAGGATTAACAATCCTGCCGATGTCAACAGTGCAAACCTTGCCGTTGGTGATAAGCATGAGGCAGTATACATTACAAGAACTGCTGATTTGAAGAATCCTTCAGGTTCTATTAAGTTGTATTTTACAGGATACCGTCCCCCCAACACAACGATTAAAGTCCTATATAGAGTACGACCGATTGGTTCTACGACTCCCATTGAAGAATTGGGATTCAACTTCTTCCCAGCAGAAGGATCCAATATACCAGTTACATCAGAGACTCAAATTTTCAGCGAATATGAGTACGAGGTAAGTGGTCTGAACTTCGATCAGTATCAAGTTAAGGTTCTGTTTGTATCTCCAAACCAATCCTTGGTTCCTATTATCAAAGATTTGAGAGCGATTGCTCTTGCTGTATAATGTCACACATTCCTGTAAAAAATAAAGATAACTGGTACAGAAACTCGGAAACGGGTTCTGTACTGTGTTCCGATTCTGATACATATCAGAAATATATGTCTGCATATAAATCAGATAAACAGAAGCAGGAGGACTTTAACACTTTACAAAACGAAGTTTCTGAGTTAAAATCAGATGTAAGTGATATCAAATCACTTTTACTAACGTTAGTACAAAGTAAAGAGAACAAATTATGACGATTGAACAAGTCTCTCAGGTTGACATGCTCTCTCAATTTAAAGAGCGTCTTCAAGCAATCATTACTGAGAATCAGCAACTTGCTGCTAAAATTAAAGAAAATGAAACAACGGGACTGAAACTTCAGGGTGCTATTGAAGCACTTGAATATTATAATCCTCAGGAGGAAGAGACCTCTTCCCAACCTCCAGAAGAAGAAGAAACTGAAGAGTGATAGATTGAGGGGCAGAAATGCCCCTTTTCTATTACGCATAAATAACTTGGAAGCATAATCACTATCGAGTTGTCGTAAAAAATGGCAAATAGAATACAGTTAAGACGCGGTGGTGCTCAGGAATGGGCAAACGCGAATCCAACTCTTGCACAGGGTGAACTTGGAATTGAACTTGATACTGGTCGGTTCAAAATCGGTGATGGTGCAACAGCATGGAACACGCTAAGATATGAGCGTCCTGTAGAGTCCAACACTAATACACCAAATACTCTTGTACAAAGAGATGCAGATGGAAGTTTTTCTGCGGGTACTATTACATCAACTCTTATTGGTAATGCTTCAACATCAACTAGACTTGAACAGACTAGACAGATCCAGTTATCTAACGATGTAACGGCAACGGGCAACTTTGATGGTTCCCAAAACTTAAATTTAAGTACTGCTTTATCACTGATCAATACTCTTCCTCATTACTTGGAAGGTGGTTTAAGCACTACTACTAGAACATTTACTGAGGTTACTGTTGATCAGAAGGGTAGAGTTATAAATGCTAGAACTCCTGCTCAACTAAATCTTACAGATTACGGTCTTGATGGTTCTGCAACTAGTGATACAACTTTAGCACAACCCTGGAATGCAAACTTAGAAGCAATCTCAGACGAAACTGGTACTGGTTTATATTCAAAAACTGCAGCAGGTGTTGTTGAGACCAGACTTATTACTGGTGCTGCTGGTCAAATTGTTATTACTGATGGTGGTGGTATTAGTGGCAATCCTCTAATCTCACTGTCGATTCAAGCAAACGTTGTTCCTGGAGATTACAATACAGAATCTCTTACATCAGTATCACAAGCTGGTAGTAATGGAGAACCTTTTGGTACAGAGACTGTTAATGCTTCCAAGTTTTCTGTTGACGATAAAGGGCGTTTAACAACCGTAACAAATGTGCCTATTGCTACTGCTACCGAGGGTAGTAAGTATGATGACTATGATGCTGGCACTGCTTATTCTAGATATGCAATCATTCAGAATGCATCGAAAGTATACCAAGCGATTGCAGACATCGGTGCTGGTGTTGGTGCTCCTACTCATTCCAGTGGTGATACTGGATCATGGCGTTACCTCGCGGCTGAGGCAACGGAGCAGAAGGGACTGGCTAGTTTTGCACAGGAAGATTTCGATGTTGACAGTAACGGGCATGTAACTATTGCTGCCCTAGGCGTAGATAATACACAATTACAAAATAATAGAATTTCTTTTGCTGATGGAACTACAAAAGAAGATTTTGAACTTGATCAAGAACTTACTGCAACCTCTGGATACAGAGGATTCAATTATCTTAACTATATTAAAGTTAATGACGTTAGCGGTAATCTACTCGTTGGCGCTAATAATACGGGGGACAGCGGAGCTGGCGAACTTGATGTTAATGTACGGTCGTACTTCTCTGACGCTGATATTACTCTTGACGGCGCTCTTAATCAGACACTGGATAAGACTGGGGATGGTAACCTTACCTTCCAGTTAAGTCAGAATACTGCTACAAATAGAAACTTTAACATTCTGACAACTAATGCTGGTTCTGGATCCAGCAACATTATTATTACTGCTGAAGATACTATACAGATTAGTGCATCAGAAGCAGCAGGTAAAGTACATGTAGAAGATTACCGATTCCAGACAAATTATCTTGGTACTACAGATGCAACTATGCATCTAGATCCAGGCGATGACCGTGCAGTAACTGGTCTTGTTCGTATTCATGGCAATCTTCAGATTGATGGTACTACAACTACAGTCAACTCTACACAACTAACTGTAGATGATGTCACCATTCTACTTGGTGGTGATACTGTTCCTACAACCGATGACAATTTAGATCGTGGTATCGAATTTAACTATTATGATACTGAAGCACGATTAGGTTTCTATGGTTGGGATACTAATTATTCTGATTTAGCTGCTCATGCTGGCGGATATCGTTTCCTTCATGCTGCTACAAATACCAATGAAGTCTTTACTGGTACTGACTCAGGTATCATTGCAGGTAATTTAAAACTTACTACTAATACTAATTCAACCTCCAATACAACTGGTGACCTTGTAGTTGCTGGTGGTGTTGGTATTACTCAAGATGTTAATATCGGCGGTTTAGTTGATATCGACAGCACTCTGCGTGTCCATAGCACCTCTCGCTTTGATGACAACATGGTCATCCAAGGTGCTTCTAAGACTCTACAACTGAATAATGGTAGTGGCACAACCAAGATTGAATTGCAATCTACAACTGGTAACGGATCTCTTGCTGGTATCCTAGATGTAACTGGAAACCTTAACGTTAATACTGATAAGTTTAATGTTATTGCTGCTTCAGGTAATACATCTATTGCTGGCACATTAGGTGTCACAGATGTTGCAACATTCTCTAATAATATTGATGCTAATGGTGATGTTGCAATCGCTGGTAACATTCACTCCGAAAGCACTAATGACATCACAGTTCTTAAGAACTCAGGAACAGGTGTTTGGGAGATTCAGTCTAATGACTATGGTTCGCTGAAAGTTGATGGTGGTGCATATGTTGCAGGATCTGCTCTGATTGATGGCACACTTCATGTTAACGGCGCTATTGAAGTTAAGGATAGTGCAACAGAGACTGAATCTAGACTTAACTGGTTGAGAGTCAGATACAGAGGTCGTTTCGGTGACACTTATCAGGCAACTCCTTCTTATGCATCTCACAATACCACAACTATCAGAGCACATGGTGGTGCTGGTATTGAAAGATCTCTACATGTTGGTGGCACAGGAACTGGTGAAGGTCTGTTTGTTGGTAAGAGATACTCTGGAGATACTGAGAAGTTCTCTGTTCTTGGTGCATCTGGTAATACCGAAATCCAAGGCACTTTGCTGGTTGAAGATACCGTAAACTTCAACGGCACTCTGGATGTTGATGCAGACTTTGCTGTTAGAAACGGTACAACTGATAAGTTCTTTGTTGATAATGTAACTGGTAACACCGATATCCAAGGCACTCTGGATGTCAACGGTGCAACCGAGATTACAAACACTCTAGATGTCAGCAACGCGGTTACATTTGATCAGACACTTCTGGTCCAAGGTAACTCCGAGTTTAACGGCACTGTTGATATTGATGCCAACTTCGCTGTTAGAAGTGGTAGCACTGATAAGATGACTGTTGCTTCTGCATCAGGCAACATCGCAACTGACGGTACATTGGTTGTTCAAGGTCAAACAACTATTAATGATTCACTGATTGTTGATGCTGCTAATGAAGTCTTCTCTATTAGAAATGGATCGGCGGTTGAGAAGTTCGGTGTTGATGCTGATAACGGCAATACAAACATCATCGGCACATTGACTGTTGGTGATGCAACTCAGATTAATGACACCTTGGGTGCATCTGGTATTGTCACACTCACTAACAACACCGAGCAAACTCTGACAGGTAGTTATGGTGCTGATGGTGCTCTAAGACTTACTGGTGGTGCTGCTGTCCAAAGAAACCTCGCTGTTGGTGGTGCTGCAAGAATCTATGGCAACACCGAACTGACTGGTACTCTTGACCTTAACAATAGTGCAGACATCTCTGGTGCTTTAGTAACTCATGATGATGTTACTATCACTGCAGATAACAAAACATTTGCTATTCAAAATGCATCTGCTGCAAATAAGTTTACTGTTGATACTGATAACGGTAACACTGATATTCGTGGCACCTTAGACATCGGTGGTGATGTAACTGCTGAGTCTAATCTTACTGTTACTGGAAACCTTACTATTAATGGAACGACAACTACTGTCAACTCTACGGTCACAACTATCGATGACCCTATTATTACTGTGGGTGGTGACACAGCACCAGCGTCTAACGACGGTAAGGATCGTGGTGTTGAGTTCCGTTATTACGACAGCTCTGCGAAAGTTGGCTTCTTCGGATACGATAGATCCGCCAACCAATTCGCATTCGTAGTAGACGCAACTAACTCATCAGAAGTTCTTTCTGGTACTGATGGACAACTTCGTGCTGGTAGTTTGAATCTTACTGGCAGTGGCACATCTCTTGATGTTGATGCAAATGCAAACATTGATGGCACCCTGACTGTAGATGGTCAGATTATCTCTCAAGTTTCTTCTGGTGCTGCTCTAGTCATTCCTAACACGACTAAGATTAACAACCTGAATGCTGACCTTCTGGACAGTATGACAACTGCTTCTGCAGCAACTGCAACTACTGTTGTTGCTCGTGACTCTAATGCCGACTTTGCTGCAAATCAAATCACAGTTAATAACGGTATTGGTTCTGTTGCAGGTATTCAAGGTAATGCGACATCAGCAGACGCACTGAGAACTGCAAGGACGATTACTGTTGATGGTGTAGTTGATGGTAGTGTTTCGTTTGATGGTTCTGCTAATGTTACTATTAGCACTACTTACAACGACGCAGACATTACTGCACTCGCCGCTATGGCAGGAACTGGTTTTGTTTCCAGGACTGCTGCTAACACATATGCTCAGCGTACACTCGCTGTCACAGCATCTTCTGGTATTACATTGACAAATGCTAATGGTGTTGCTGGTAACCCAACCATTAACGTTGCTTCTACAGCAAGCAACTCAGCAAACAACCTTGTCCTTCGTGACGCATCTGGTAACTTTGCTGCTGGAATTATTACTGCAGCATTAGTTGGTAATGTCACTGGTCAAGTATCTGATATTAGTAATCATGACACTGGAGACCTTTCCGAGGGATCCAATCTATACTTCACTAATGAGCGTGTTGATGACAGAGTTAATGCTCTGATTGTTGCAGGCACAGGTATTACTAAGGCATATAACGATTCTGCAGGCACCTACACGCTCACTGTAACGCAGGTAGACATTGATACCGACAATGTAACCGAAGGTTCCACAAACCTCTTTACAACCGCTGCTAGGACCCGTACACACTTCACATATGGTACAGGTATTGAACTTAGCGGTGCAGGTGCTCTGAGCGTCACTCAGGCAGACATTAATACCGATAATGTAACTGAAGGTTCTACAAATATCTTCTATACTGAGGCACGCTTCGATACAAGTCTTGCAGGTAAGAATACTGCTAATTTGGCAGAAGGTACTAACCTCTACTATACGGATGCAAGAGCAGACGCAAGGATTGCTGCAGCAGATACTGATGACCTGTCAGAAGGTTCTACTAATCTTTATTATACAAATTCTCGTGCTGATGCAAGAGTCAACCTACAGACTGGTGCAAACCTGGATCTTTCCAGTAAGTCCACTACTAATCTTTCGGAAGGTACGAATCAGTATTACACCGAGGCAAGAGTACAGACCAAACTTGATAATGCATTTGAACAACTTAGTGCAATGCTTAACAACCTTGCAACTGCTACTACTCTGACATTGAACCTCTCTGGTGATCCTACACCTGGTGACGTGACTGCTTTGAATAATGGCACACTATCTGGTGGTACATTATATAACACTGGGACTGCAGTTGCTACTACTTCTAGTGGTAGTGGCACTGGATTAACAGTAGATATTACTGCATCTGGTGGTGCTATCACAGCAGTTGCTATCAACGCAGCAGGTTCTGGTTATGTAGTTGGTGAAACGATTACAATCTCTACTGGTGGTGGAGATGCCACAATTAATGTCTCTGCCGTTACTGAAATGGCAATTGGTGATACTGTCACAGGCAGTACATCAGGCACTACAGGTGTTATCACTGCTGTTGGTGCAACTTCGGTAACTGTAGATACTGTTGATGGATTCTTTAAGAAGACTGAGACTGTATCTGCTGGAGATGTTTCTACATTAACAATCACTTCATTCGCCTGATAACAAATGTCCGCTACAAGACCCGCTACTAAAACAGAGTTAAAAAACTATGCTCTTCGTAGATTAGGTTTTCCTGCCATCGATATTAACGTATGCGATGAACAATTGGATGACCTAATTGAAGAAGCAATCGATTACTTTCAAGAGTTTGCATATAACGGTAGTTATAAAGCATTCATCAAGATTGAAGTGACCGATGCTATTAAAACTGCTGCTAAAACTGGCAGTGCTTTGGGTGCTACCGATTGGACAGAAGGGAATGAATATGTATCACTTCCTCCTGGAGTATTAGCAGTTAATCATGTTTATAGTCAGATTGGTGCTTCTAGTGTAACTCCTGGTAATATTTTCAATATTAAATATCAAATTTTCTTGAATGATATCTATGCGATGACGCATGGGAATATCCTTCATTACTTTATGACTTCGCAATATCTGGAGACTCTTGATTGGGTTACAAACTCGGATAGAAATCGTAGAGTCAGATACAATGAATATCAAGGAAAACTTTATCTTGACTTCGATTGGTCAAATCTTCAATCTGGCGATCAAATTGTAGTAGAAGTTTTGATGCGTCAAGACCCCGATACTTACACTGCAATGTATAATGATGCTTGGTTGAAAGATTATGTTGAGGCATTATTCCAACAGCAATGGGGTCGCAATCTTAGTAAGTATGATGGCATTCAAATGCTTGGTGGTGTGACTCTAAATGGTCGCCAGATTCTTGAAGATGCAAGTCAATTTAAGAAGGATCTTGAAGCAGATATTCGCAAGACTTACGAACTCCCACCAATGGATTTAATCGGTTGATATGACTTACAGAAACGATCCCCCAGAAAATTGCATTCAGTCGGACTATACAAGTAGTTGCCGACTAAATCTAAACGGTTCTTCTCAGGAACAAATGTTCATGGGTAATCTGATCATTGAGAGTATCGAACTCTATGGTCAGGATATCTATTATCTACCCAGAACATATGTCAATAAAGACACGATTTTTCAAGAAGTAGAAAGTAGTAATTTTACACAGGCACTTGCTATCAGAGCATATGTCAATAACGTAGAAGGATGGGAAGGTCAAGGAGAACTTCTGAGTAAGTTTGGTGTTCGTATCGAAGACAAGACCACCTTTATATTTTCTAGAAGTAAATTTACCGAGAAGGTAGATGACAACGCAGTATTAAATGTAGAAGGTCGTCCTAATGAGGGTGACCTTATTTGGTTTCCAACAACAAAACATTTGTTTGAGATTAAGTTTGTAGAAGCAGAAAGACCTTTTTATCAGTTAGGTAAAGGTTATGTCTGGGAATGTCAGTGTGAACTCTTTGAGTACAGTGACGAAAAACTTGATACTGGTGTTGCAGCAATTGATGCTATCGAGACTGCCTTTGCCAATTCTATCAAGTTGGTTATGGATGCTGGCGGTTCTGGCGACTTCACAGTTGGTGAAGAAATTGTTGGTGACTTATATCTTGCTGCAGCAACAGCAGCAATCACTGGGGACGCAGTAAGTTCCTTTACAATCACTGATGGTGGGGAGCATTATAAAACAGCATTACCACCTACAGTTACTATTACAGGAGGCGGTGGAAGTGGAGCGACAGGAACAGCGGTGGTTTCGGCTACAGGGATTGTTAGCAGTATCACTGTTTCAAGTGGTGGTACTGGCTACACTAGTGCCCCATCTGTTACAATTGACTACTCTCCAAAAGACTCTAGAGCAGAAGTCAAGTCCTGGAATAGTGGGACAAGAGAACTCCAAGTCATTAATAGAACAGGAACCTTCAATACTTCAGAAACAGTTAAAGGATTGACATCGGGTGCTCTCTGGAGTCCTGAATCTTATAACACTCTAAATAATACTAATACTGCTGACAGCATTGACCAGAACTATAGTTTTGAAACTGCTGACGACGATATTATCGATTTCACCGAAGGCAATCCATTCGGTACTGTTGGGTCCACTACTGATACTACAATCTGATGTTAGGCACATATTCATATAACGAAATTTTTAGAAAAACTATTGTAGCGTTTGGTACGCTATTTAATAATATCGAACTTCGTCGTTCTACTGAAGTGATGAAAGTGCCTTTGGCATATGGACCAAAACAAAAGTTTCTGGCGCGTCTTGATCAAAATCCAGACCCTACAAACAAAAGAGTTCAGATTACTCTCCCTAGAATCTCATTCGAGATTAATGGAATCACATATGATTCTAGTAGGAAGGTATCACCTACACAGAAGATTAAATTTGCAAAGGATACTGACGAAAATAAGAACGTGTACATGCCCGTTCCTTATAACTTATCATTTGAATTAGCAATTATCTCTAAAAATCAAGAGGATGGATTACAAATTTTAGAACAAATTTTACCATTCTTCCAACCTCATTACAATTTATCAGTAAAACTTTTACCAACGTTAAATGAAACTAAGGATGTTCCTGTAGTTTTAAATAGTGTTGACTATGAGGATGAATATGAGGGAGACTTCTCTGCTCGCAGAGCAATCATTTATACACTACAGTTTACTGTAAAGACATATCTATACGGTCCTATTACAGACAGCAAGACTATCAAGAAAGTTATTACCGATATGTACACCGATACAAACACTTCTTCTGCACCCAGAGAAGTTCGGTATACTATTCAACCAGATCCATTATCTGCAGATGCCGATGATGACTTTGGATTCGGTGTCGTTGATGAAGACTTCACTGATAATAAGAAACGTAATCCTGTAAGCGGGGCTGATGAGGCAATCTAATGACAACTCCTTTTGATGGTTTAAATGATGCTTTTGGAGCAGAACCTACTGAACTCCAGAAACATGTGGAAAAAGTGAAACCTACTTTGAAAAAGACTGATACTCCTGATATCAAACAGGACTATGAGTATTCTCGTTCTCAACTACATAACCTAGTAATGAAAGGTCAGGAGGCAGTAGATGGAATACTTGATGTGGCACGAGCGTCAGATCATCCTCGTGCTTATGAAGTTGCAGGTCAACTTATTAAACATGTAGCAGATACTACTGATAAATTGATTGACTTACAAAAGAAGATGAAGGATTTAGATGCTGATGAGAAAAAGTCGGGGCCGTCTACTGTCAATAACACGATGTTTATTGGTAGTACTGCGGACTTACAAAAAATGTTAAAGAAGCAGAAGGAGATAAATAATACGGACACGAATTAAAATTACACGACATGTCAACATTAAGAGTATTAAGCACCAACGCAATCACTGGTGCTGCTTCTGAATATCAAGTAGTTCAGACTGGTTTCTACCGCGTCATTGCTACAGCAGCAGCATCTACAGTATCATTTAATGGTGGTCCTGCTATTACTTTGGTGCAAAACCAAGCACTTGTATTGAAGTCGGGAGCAAAACCTGGTCAAGCAAGAATTGTAAAGGGCGTCGATGATACTACGGCAGATTATCAACTTGGAACTAATCTTGGTGAGTTGTCAAACACTCATCCATTCTCAGTAGATGACTTCATTGCTGTAGAAGATGCTAGTACATCTCCTGCAATTAATGCTGCTTTCTTGTCAGCAGGAACAGTAGGTAAGAAAGTTACTGCAGTAACTCCTAATTCTATTAGTACTGATATTGATTCATCTGCCGCATCTGCAGATTACACTTATGCTTACAGTGGTCCTCAGGCAGTTGTTAAGCGTTGTGTAAAAATCACAGCAGGTTCTGGTGCTATTATCGTCGAAGAAGTACAGGTCGTAGGATCCTGATATGGCACAAGGTTTTGCGTCAGATATTCCACCTGCCGTTAATGGCACCGCTAAGAAATACATTAGAGGTATGATGAAGCGTAAGGATAGGTGGAGTAAACTCTATGGGGGTCGCTCCAAAGAGGTGATGCATAAGACTGCAAACAAGATGGCTATGGGAGAGATGTCTAAAATGCCACCAACATACAAAGATGTATTTGGAGAAGCAAATAAGTCTGGAGATAATTCCCTTCGTGACTGGTTTGGAAAGAGTAAGTCATCTGATGGAACACCTGGTTGGGTGCAACTTGGTGGTAAGTATGCAGGAAAACCTTGTGCAAAGCAACCTGGTCAGACTACTAAACCCAAATGCGGATCTAGTAAGATGAAGAGAAACCTAAATAAAGGCGAAGAGGAAGCAGCATTCCGTCGCAAAAATGCTGAA